CTCTGAGACGCGGAACCCGAAGAGCCCGCCGAAAGTTCCGGGCAAGGCGACTTGGACAAGCCGACGGGCAGTCCTGACAAGCTTGAGAGAGCCGCTGGCCCCCGGTATTGGACATTTCCAGCAAGTCCATGCTGCCCCGCTGTTAACCGGAAGGACATAGATTTCGAAGTCGAGATTATTTGGCTCCGCACATGTTGGAAGGTTCGAAATGGCTCTCCAGAGACTCTTTGGTTTTGATTCTTGCGGGTCTATAAAAGACACCACAAGCTCAATCACGGTTTGGTCCTCGTGCGTCGCCTTAACTGCGGATCTAGTGCGTTGTCTTATAGTTGCAAATCTTCCATGGCACGCTTTGTGGGTGCGTGATTTCGACTTTGTTCGTCGTGTCCAATCGAAAGAATTCAAGCGGGAATTGCTCAAGACTATTGCCCTGCGTTCAGGGGCGCCTACCGGGCACTTCAGGGTAATATATTTAGACTCAGCAGCTTACCGATCGAACACGAATTCGTCTTCAACATGCTGCAGCCTGGGAAGACAGCACGATTGCGCTTCGAGTAAACAAGCTCGCGATCGGAGCGTAGGGGAGTCGGTATAGAAGGTCAAGAATGGTCAAAAGGAGTGGGAAAGGGCTATTCTTCCAAACTTGAGACCGACGGATGCTGCTTGTATATTGGTAGTTGGAATGAGGAAGGAACCGGAGTATGGCTTCCTAAAAGTGATGGAGCGGCCCCTAGGTGACGAAAATCAAGTTGCAATAGATAAGCGAATCAAGGCCATGTCGAAAACCTTAACGGCAAAGAGAAATGTCCCAAACCCCATCTGATAAGTCAGAATTGGCGATCGGTCTGCAGGAGAGCGAGGCCTGTCAGTCCGCCCAGTCAGCAGTGGCCGAACGCTTTTGCCGCCATAAAGAGGAAATGTGCATGCCGGTAATGGATAATGGTTGGCTTCGCTACGATCCCAGCGACGCTGACCTTCTTGCCAGTTTCTTCAAGCCGATGATAGAGGCGGTGTTCGCGGTCAATCACGGCGCGCCAGCCAAGATGGTCTTAAATATCGTCGAAGAAGCAAGTATTCGACCGATGCGTGGGAGCCCTGTTTGCTGCATGGGATTGTTTCGCCCCCCGGAGGTATTTGAATCACAGGCTTTCCGTAATGCTTTGCTCCACCTGATTGGGCATCGTTTTAGGGCGCCTTTATTCGATGCGCCAGGAGCCTTCGAGAAACAATTCGAAACCAAAACATCGAGGAGTAAGCTCCTTGAACGGGTTAAATCTCTGTATCATCTTTCAATGAAGGCCGTAGCTAAGAAAATGTCTGTTGATTACACCGATCTCAACAAGTGGAAGAATCACCGAGGGGAGAAGTTCGCAAAGGGTCCGTCGGAGAAGTCGGCTCGGATCGAGAAATATTTAGAAGACTTCCTAAAAGCCAACCAGTGAGAACATTGGCGCAAATCGCCAATGCGCCAATATTGACCCGCCAATAGATGTATCACGTAGAGTTAGTTTAGGGTGCCGCAAGGCTCTGACATCAGTCACGATGTTGTCGGGACTCTGGAGGCGAAGCCCGAGTGTATCGCGCTACCTTCCTTGAGAGAGATGGGGTAGATCTGTCTCTTAGCTGGAGACGGAACTCCTGGCCACTTCGGTGGTGAGCGAGACCGGGTACGCCTCCAAGTCGCTGATTCTATGACCTAAGGAAATCCTTTACCAAGACGAAGGAGGCTATGAATCCCGTCGATAAGAGTGTTTCTACAGAGTCCGATGCATTCGGTTGACGGACTGGGAGTTCGAACAAACGGGGAGGACGTCGAACTGGGGCGGGCCGCAAGGCAATCGAAATGGACTTGGCGGAACTGGAAAAGCTCTGCTCATTGCAGTGCACCGACGAAGAACTCGCTGCCTGGTTCGGAGTTTCGGTCCGTACCATCGAGAATCGTCGTAAGAATCCCGAGATCGCCGAGGTGATGAGTCGAGGCATTGCCAAAGGACGGATTTCGGTCCGACGGGCTCAAATGAAGCTGCTGGAAGCGGGAAACGGAACCATGGGGGTTTGGCTCGGAAAACAGCTACTCGGCCAGCGGGATGTCTTTCCGATGGAGGTGAGTGGTCCCAACGGCCAACCCCTACAGGTTTCTCTGGAGGCTCTCGATGCGGTCATTAAAAGTGTCCGAAAAAGCAAGACGACTATTAAGAGCCGTTGAAGATCCGGCACAATTCGCCGAAGTGATGCTGGGCCATGAGGTGTGGTCGAAACAGCGAGAAATGCTGGATTCGGTGGCCAGACATGCCTGCACGGCGGTCAAGGCCTGTCACGCCAGTGGCAAGACCTTTACCGCCGCCGAGGTGGTTCTGTGGTGGGTTACGAGCCACGAAGAGGCTATCGCCATCACCACGGCGCCGACCTGGATCCAGGTGGAGCGCGTGTTGTGGGGAGAGATCAGAACTGCGGTTTCAGGCGCGCGGATCCAGTATCCCAAGCCGAGTAACACCGCGTTGCAACTCGGGCCGGCGCGCTACGCGATCGGGTTGTCAACCAACGAAGGCGTACGCTTTCAGGGCTTCCACGGCAACGTTCTGGTGGTATTGGATGAGGCCCCCGGGGTTCTGTCGGAAATCTGGGAGGCTATTGAGGGCATCCGTGCGGGAGGGGATGTTCGGGTGCTGGCACTGGGGAATCCGACCATCGCGAGTGGTCCGTTTTATGAGGCCTTCACGTCCCAGCGCGAGAGCTGGAATTTGGTGACGATCTCGGCGTTTGATACACCGAATCTGGAGGGCCTCACGTTGGAGACGCTTCTACATCTGCCGGAGGAGGAACTCAATCATAACCCGTATCCTTACCTAACTACACGGCGGTGGGTGAAAGAGAAATACCTGGAATGGGGTTCCGAACACCCGCTGTGGCAATCGCGAGTACTGGGGAACTTTCCGTTCCAGGCGGAGGACGCGTTGCTATCCCTGTCGTGGCTTGAAGCGGCAAGGTATCGCGAGACGGCTGACGAGGGGCCGTTCCACGCCGGACTGGACGTGGCCGGTCCTGGGGAGGACGAGACGGTGGTATGTGTCAGGCGGGGATCGCGCATCGTGCTGATCAAGACACTGGCGGGGCAGGATCCGCGCGGAGACGTGGTGGCCGCGCTACGCCCTTACAAGAGCCGGCTTGCCACGGTCAACGTGGACAGCGTGGGTATCGGTTACTACATGGCGAAGCATTTGAGAGACCACGAGCTTACGGTTGAGGAAGTTAATGTCGGCGAACGACCCAACGACACTGAGAAGTATGTCAATCGGAAGGCCGAACTGTATTGGGGGTTGCGCGAGCGGGTGCAGAGTGGCGACATGGGGGGACTCAGTGACGAGCGCACGATCGCGCAATTGGCTGGAATCCGATACAGCCACAACAGCCGCGGGCAAATCGTGATCGAGTCGAAGGGAGATGCGCGCAAGCGCGGGGTTAAATCCCCGGACAGGGCCGAAGCCCTGATGTTGGCATTCGCGGATCTTCGTCGGCCGGTCCCGAACATCCGGTTCTTTACATGATATCGATGAAGGAGCGCGTCTCACCAAGTGTCCATTTTGGACAGCAGAGAAGATTGCGGTATGCGGGCACCGCTCATCAGTTGGCGTAAGAGGGTCATGCGGATTGAATGAACAACCCGACTAACTACTGCGGGCAGTATGAGGTACAGTCATGGGTCATGGCAACGAAAGTTATCGCATTTCCACCAACGGACGCGGCTGCCGAACCGGCGCCGATCGTGCATGTTTCTCAAGTGGTGTGCTGCCTAGGGACCAAGCGGTGGGCCATCGAGTTCTGGAGCACGGTGAGGCCGCTGAAACCGGAAGCCGCTCTGATCCTTGCGATAAACAGTCCACCATCTGGCAAACGACGTCAATCCGGGAGCGAACGTCCGCGTGGCAAGTCAAGGGATCGCTGAGACGGCCGGTACCTGTGGGATCCAAAGCCTATCATGGCCTGGTTCGACTCAGGGCCGGGATCTTTTCGAAACCCACACCCATCTTGGGCTTAGCGGCCACCAGCGTGGCGGATAACCACCAGGGCCGACGGTCGACTCTGTGCGGAAGTGCGGGGCCAAAGCACGCGTTACGGCGATTGCCGCACCTTCAGGCGTCAGCAGGAACGATCCGGGCGGGAGCTATGGGTTTGTTGTCCCCAACCGACGGTGAGCACCGCGGAGCCGAAGTGGGTGCTGGATACTGGGGCGAGCGTACCTGCCGCAGTTTCGAATGAAGGAACAAGAAAGGAAGGTATCGACATGAACTTTTCGACCGATCCGATCCGAACGGAAACCTGGTCCATCGAGCGCCTGATTCCGTATGCGCGTAACCCGCGCAAGAACGATGCGGCCGTGGATCAGATGTGCGGGAGCATTCGTGAGTTTGGTTTCAAGATCCCGTGTTTGGTCCGCAGTGATGGGGAAGTAGTTGACGGTCATCTGCGGCTGAAAGCCGCTCGCAAGCTAGGCATTGCGGATGTTCCGGTGATCCTGTGCGACGAGTGGACGCCAGCGCAAGTCAAGGCGTTCCGGCTCCTGGTGAACCGATCGGCTGTGTGGGCCGATTGGGAGGAAGAACTGCTGAAGATCGAGCTGCTGGACCTTCAAGCGCTAGAGTTCGATCTCAGCCTGACTGGGTTCGATACGAAGGAGCTCGATGACTTCCTTTTGAACGATACGCCGGCCGAAGATGCCACACCGCCCCTTCCGACGGTTTCCGTCACGAAGACCGGCGACCTGTGGCTTTGTGGTTCGCATCGGATACTCTGCGGGGACGCTACCGACGCGGAAGTCGTGTCGCGGCTTCTGGGCGGACACAAGCCGCGGCTTATGGTGACCGATCCTCCCTACGGGATTGAGCTGGATTCGGAGTGGCGGGATAGAGCCGGGTTGAACGGCTGCGGACCTGCCGAGCCGAGCTATATGAAACATCGGACGAAGGGGCATCAGGAGACCAGCATCTCGGGGGACACGCGGGCCGACTGGTCTGAGGCATTTACGCTGGTTCCCAGTCTGGAAGTCGGGTATGTCTGGCATGCCTCGACGTTCACCCGCGAGGTCCTGGATGGCTTGCTCCGGATCGGCTTTCTGCAACATCAGCAGATCATCTGGGACAAGGGGCGCACCGTGCTGACCCGGACCCACTACTGGTTCCAGCATGAACCGTGCTGGTATGTGCGCAAGAAGAACGCTGCCTGGTACGGGAAGGCCGGGGAGAACTCGACGATTTGGACGTCGCCTTCGCCGAAGTTCATCATGGGGGGATCGGAGGAAGAGAAGTTCGATCATCCTACCCAGAAACCGGTGGAACTGATGCGGCGGCCGATCCTGAACCATACCAAGGCTGGCGAATTGGTTTACGAGCCGTTTCTGGGTAGCGGGACTACACTGGCCGCCGCCGAAGTAACCCAGCGGGTCTGTTACGGACTGGAGCTCGATCCGAAGTATGTGGATGTGGTCGTCGGGCGCTGGCAAGGATTGAGCGGAAGGAAAGCCACGCTGGAAGGAGATGGCCGCACATTTGAGGCCGTGGCCGAGGATCGGGGAAGGATCGCGGCATGAGGGCTTACTCCCGAGCTCGTTGCGAACCGCGCACAAGCTTCTGAAACAGGCGGCGCTGTTCGTCCCAGTCGACCCGGTTGGTGATGGGCCGAAGGTTTCTCTCGTTGAGGCCGGGGAGGGGTGGCAGAAAGAGGATCTGTTCCTGAATGTCGGGAGCGAGATGGAGCAGTTTCATGACTTGTGTCATCCGGGCCCGGGTAACGCGGCCGAGGCGGGCCAATTCGGCATAATCGCGAATCGTTTGCGACCGCAACAGTCCCTCCATGCGGATGGCGAGCGCCAGCAGCCGGGCCAGGCGCGGAATGGAGACGCCAGTCAATGCCCTGGGGCAGGGGACGGGTTTTCTCTCCCTCCCCTGCCTGCGAACACCAACGTCCAGGACGTAGGCGACCTCCTGATGCCCGCTCATGCCCGCACCGCCGATGCCGCTGGAGTCTCGCACTGATGAAACTGAATGGAGATCTGACGTGCAATCCCGTCATAGCCAATCCTGGCCACGATGGTTTGGATTGCCTCGACCTGCCCGGCCCGGTCCATTTGTTGCCACTCGACCGGGTCCAGGACTCCCTGTTGCGCCTCCCGAATCCGCCCCAGGACCGACTCCTCGATGGTACGTGCAGGCAGCGATTTACCAGGACACTCTGCCCAACCTTTACGCTGCGCGTTCAGGCACACATAGTAGGGGTACTTGCGATTGTTCTTTCCCGAATACGAGTACACCATTCTGGCCGCACAGGAGTCGCAATAGAGCAGTCCGCTCAGCAAGGCCAGGTGTTTGTTCCGCGATCGGCCGCGCGCAAAAACCCCGGGATGATGAATCAGGCCCTGCACACGCTCCCAGGTGCCGGGCGCAAGAATGGCAGCATGCGCGCCCGGGTACGACTGCCCTTTATGCCGGATGGCGCCGGTGTACAGAATGTTGGTCAACAGGCGCCGCAGCGAATTCAGAGCAAATGGCCCGCCCGTGCGGAGCTGACCCGATTGGAGTGTCCAGCTTTTCAGCCGCCAACCCCGCCGATCAAGCTCCGTGAGCGTCTTCAGAGCCGAACCATGCTCCTCGAACAGGGCAAAGATCGCCCGCACGCGTTCGGCCTCTTCCTCATTCACTACCAGCCCTGCACCGCTCGGGTCGACGTCATATCCCAGCACCGGGCACCCGCCCACCCATTTCCCCTTACGCCTCGCAGCCGACATCTTGTCGCGCGTGCGCTCGCCGATGAGCTCCCTTTCGAATTGAGCGAAGCTCAGAAGAATGTTCAACGTCAGTCGTCCCAGCGAAGTGCTGGTGTTGAACTGTTGGGTGACCGCCACGAAACTCACCCGGTGCTTCTCGAAGACACTCAGCATGCGGGTGAAGTCCAGCAACGATCGGCTCAGACGGTCGACTTTGTAGACGACGACGCAATCCAGCTCGTCGGCTTCGACCGCCTGGAGCAGTCTTCCCAAAGCCGGCCGGTCCATGTTCGCGCCGGTGAAGCCGCCGTCGTCATACAACTCTGGTAACGCGATCCAGCCTTCGCGCCGCTGACTCTGGATGAAGGCCTCGGCGGCCTCGCGTTGCGCATCCAGGGAGTTAAACTCCAGTTCGAGGCCTTCTTCCGTGGATTTGCGCGTGTAGATCGCGCAGCGCAGACGGCCGGAAGGTGCCTCCGGAATGCCGCCTCCGGGATTACTTTTCCGCACGAGGCCGCTCCTTGCGCTCCCCGCCCGCCTGGCGAGTAAGCCCGAAGAATGCCAGCCCGTTCCAACGTGTCCCCGTGACCTCCACGGCGATCGCGCTGAGCGAGCCATAGTGCTGGTTCTCACCGGAATCCCTCTCCCAGAACCTCCACCAGGAGGGTTCGTCCTCTCCACTTCCGGCTCAGTACCGTGCCCGCCAAGGGCAGGCGGCTATCCCGCCGATTCCGGTCCCCTCGCGTCGTCTGAACGTTTTCGCCGCCTACAGTAAAGAAATCGCGCGGCGCGACCGCTCGCAAGTCGGCATCCCGAGCAATTTCGTGCGCCCGCCCGCGAGCCCGTTCAGAGAGATCTCCTTCGGCCAGGGCTTGCAGACGCCAAGCGATCCGGCGGAAGAGATGCTCCCGATGCCGGGATCGCGTCTCTTCCTGAAATACCTCCCGATACTTCTCGCGCAGAGCCGCCAGGCTCCCCCGGCGCAGCTTCTCAATTTCCATCAATACGGCGGTATCCAAGTTGTTCTCCTATTCGTGGCCGGACCACAGTCACATGAACGCTCTTTGCCGCCCCACAGGCAAGGGCAGTGCCCCGAGAAGATCGCCTAACGGAAAAAGCGGCCCGACAGACTCAGAGATTCCCCAGGGGGCACCGCGCAACAAGACGCCGGGTGACAAACCGCAGCTACCTGCTGCCCTTGGCACCGGCGGCAGAATTGACTTGCATGTGTTCCCGACCGGAGTGATGAATGTGATCGCCGCGGTTCAATACCGCGCCAGGAGATCACCCGAAGATGAAACACTTTACGATTGATGCCGAGAACAACATCACTGTCCACGCATCCCGGAATGCCGCTCGCGATACCGGAGCCGGAGTCTTTGCCAACGAAGTCCAATTCGCCGACCTGATCGGCCCCAATCCCAAGCGGTTGATAGAAATCTGGAACAGCCTGCCGGGCGTCAAGCCCGTCACGAAGTTTACAAACCGGAAGCTCGCGACCGAGCGCATCTGGAGGGCCATCCAGAATCTCGGAGAACTGACCACTGCTGCGCCTGCCGCGGAACAACAAGAGGGCGCCATCAATGCTGATGCCTCGCCGGGGGAGGCCCCATCAGCCGAGCCCGCCACCGCCCAAGCGCCGGAACAAGTAGCCACCGTGGGCGCACCGGCCCCCGACGTTGCGTCGAAGAGAATCAGGTCGGCCACCAAGGCTCCTCGCTCGAAGAAGTTGCCCAACGGGGAATCCAGGCGCAAAGGTGCGCGCCAAGACAGCAAGGCCGCGCAGGTGATTGCCATGCTCCAGCGGAACAACGGTGCGACTCTGGACGAGATCATGGACAAGATGGGCTGGCAGAAGCACACCGTACGCGGATTCATGGCGGGTGCGATGAAGAAGACCGGATACGTCGTTGAATCCTTCAAATCCGTCAAAGGCGATCGTACCTACCGAATCAATCGGTAGCGTCAGACTCTTACTTGCAGGCCCGCCCGGTACTGCCGTGGCGGGCTTTCTGCTTCTGGGGCAGTTCCTAAACACCGGTTGGCGTCAGCACGGACGAGCGCTACATCATTTCGTGGGGGCGAGCGACGCGCGGAGGATTCCTGCCGGCATGTCGCAGCCCGTTCGCGGCAGTGTTTAGGCCAACAAAGAACGAGTTCGCCGCGCCAAATGTCAACGCGCCTGCGGCCATCGCAATTTACGTCGATGGTTTCGCAATTACGTCGATGGTCACAGTATCCGTTGGTACGCGTGTGCGGAAGAGCGATTCTCCTGAAACCAGCCTCAACGTCCGAGCCCGCATCTCGTCGTCGAATTCATAAACGAGCGATCTGGTGCGCCCGCTGCGCGCCCGTTTGGAGAAATCTCCCTCGTCGCTCGGCGCTTCGCAATATTCAAACACAATCACTGTTAACCAAACGGTGGCAGGTTCGAATTCTGTTTGGGGAGGCAAATAATCTCGACTTCGAACTCTCTGCTCTTCCGGTTAACAGCTGGGCAGCATGGACTTGCTGGAAATGGCCAATACCGGGGGCCAGAGGCTCTCTCAAGCTTGTCAGGACTGCCCGTCGGCTTGTCCAAGTCGCCTTGCCCGGAACTTTCGGCGGGCTCTTCGGGTTCCGCGTCTCAGAGTCTCTGACGAGGGGTGTTCCGGGAGCTTAACGCCACTTCTGGTCGTTGCTTGGCGTCCGTCCCAATTTTCCGGCGGTACCCCCTTTTGAGTGGGATAACTCCACCTACCCAAGAACAGGATAGTGTCCCAAGGACAGTACTAAAAATAGGTATTTCAGCCCCACTTGTCATAATATAATAAGTCTGGATTATTGTGACCGAGAAGCGACCGTGGGAACCAGGGCGCTGCTCAAGTGTGTTGAAGCGCTATCCAAGCCGGCTCCAGAGTATGTCAGGCACGGTCGATAACAAAAGTGCACATGGCTAATCGAAGATCCGGCCTCGCCGTTGCGTTCATTGCCGTCTGCGGACTTGCAGTGATTGCGGTCCCTATCTGGTGGCTTGTCGGCCACAAGATCGGACGCATGCCGCACAGGCGCGTGCGAATCGGAGTCGACCAGGCCGCCCCTTACCAGAGCTGGAGTCCGGGCCACGGTCCCGTAGGCTTCAGTGTGGACGTCCTTAGCGAGGCTGCGCGGAGAGGCAACATTGAACTGCAATGGGAGTTCCACCCGGAGGGTCCCAGTCAGGCATTCGCGGAACACACAGTAGACCTTTGGCCCTTGTGGGCCAACAGGGCGGCAGCCCAATCGCGTCTGTATGCTTCGAAGCCCTGGCTGGACAATCAGTATGCGGTAGCCTGGCGCGCGGATGGCACCGGCGTGCACAGTGCCCCGCCGGAATGGCGCGGGCGAACCATCGCCATT